ATGATAGTTAGATTAAAAAAAGGAGTTGAAAGCATGATAAACACTCATAAAAAGCTAATTGAGAAAGTTCTAGAAGAAAGATTAAGCAAAGAAGAATTGTATAAAAGACTGGTTTTAGAAGGCTATAAAGGTGATATAGAAGATTTAATTCCAGATCTACTATATGCGACAGTGGAATCGGATGCGTATATGTATAGTAGTCAAAAGGTAGATGATTACAAGGAATATCTTACAGAAGAAGAGTATTTTCAAATTTTAATTAATGATATGAATTTGAATTACTAAGACCAGCTATTAAAAGTCAAGAAATAATTTAATTTATTTTGCCTTTGTGATTATAGAATTTCTGTCAGAACCCGTCAAGGGGAAAAGCATCCCTTGACAGAACCTTCCATAAATTCTTATGTAAAATTAGGCAAAACAAATAGTCCTAAATATAGAGAAAAAATTTAGGTTCGAAAAGCAGGTTAGTTTTTGGTAATTCTACTTAATATTAGGCATATAAGGTTTGTTATCACGGAGAACAGCAAAAATAATATTACACATTTTTCTAGCAACAGCCCCAATAGCAGTTAAATGATGTTTTCCTCTTGCCCTAAGTGATTGATAATATACCGATAGAGCGGGATCTTTAAATGCTGCAACAGTAGCAGCTAACCAAATTGCCCTGCGAAGATAAGGTGAGCCACGTTTAGAAATCTTGGTCTGTGTACCTACAAAATTACCAGACTGTTTTACGGCTACATCAAGACCTGCATAGGCAACAAGTTGGGGGGCAGATTCAAAACGGGAAATATCACCAATTTCCCCGATAATAATAGCACCAAGAACGTCACCAATACCTGTAATAGTAGTAATAACTGAATTGTTTTGATGAAGGAGTGTCGAAATTTCAGTTTCAAGTTCTTTTAGCTGTTCTTCGATAAAATTTATTTGGGAAATAATTTGCTTAATTTGAAATGCAAATGCATCTTTTGCAAAGTTAACACCAAAAGTATTAGTAGCGGATTCTTGTACTTCAGAAGCTTTTGAAATACCAAAACGTCCTCTACTAGCTTTAGATAGAAGCTTGGAAAGAGTTTCTGTATCTATAGACAACATATCCTCTGGAGTAGGATATTTAGAGAGTAATTCCCTAGAAGTTACTCCAAAGGTATCAGAAAAAAGCTTAGAGTATTCAGGGAAAACTTGATCCAAAAGAGCAATACACTTACGTTTCCAATCAGAACACTCATCTACTAAAGCAAGACGATATCTGGATAATTGGCGTAAGGCCATAATGTCCTCGTCAGCTAAAGAAGTAGTGGAAAATTCACCGAAACGCATAATTTGAGCAATGATAAAGGAATCTTTAGAGTCATTTTTAGTTTGCCTAATATACATTTTTCGAAATGCATCCGATTGAATGGGGTTAATGACATTTACAGTAAACCCAAGGTCCAATAGATAAGAATAAAGGCTAACCCAATAATGACCAGTAGCTTCCATACCAATAGTGGTATTGGAAGTATCAGCTTCAAATTTTTCAAGTAAGGCAATTAACTTATCGCAACCTACTTGAGAGTTTGAAAAAGATATACTTTTATCAAGAAGTTTACCATTAGAATCAATGATAGAAGCTTCGTGGTTTTGTTTAGCAATATCAATACCAACATAAAACATAAAATCACCAGCTTTTAATATATTTACAGATAAAGTCTAGGGCCTCTCTACTTTACAACAATACAACCTCGTTAGATATTCAGTAACTAGGTACTATCCAGCTCATTCGCATATAGATGTAAAGAAGAGGCGTAACTCTTAGTTAGGAAGACAACGCTTCAAGGAGGGATACTACGACCTCTATCTGTACAATTATTATCTCATAAGAACAGTGAGATAGAAAAGAGAAATAAAGTTAAGTAAAGTTATTTTAACTTTAACTATATTATACGAGGAGGGATAAGGTGGAGAAAAGAAAAGTTGGTTCTGATGGTTCAATAAAATACAAAGGAAAGAGATATTTATCACATACATTAAAGGATCATGTAGGTGAAACATTTGGGATAAAGCCTATTTTAGAAGTAAAAGTGCTTTGGATTATTGATGAAGATAACAATGTAGTTTGTGAAGCAAGGGAAGAGGGAGTTTCATTTGAAGAAACAATAGGAGTTAGTAAAGGGAAAGAAAATACAGGGAGTGAGGGGATGTTTGGTAGAAAGAAACTTAAAGATTATAAGACTGAGGAAATAGTAAAAGAGTTAGTCAAAAGATATGGAGTAAGTGTCATGAAGGTAAAAGCGGGATGTCAGTATCAAGTAAAAGGAAATGGTTCAAGAGTCAAGGAGGAAGGTCCAGCGACGGTACTTGTAGTAAGGGGCTAGAAAGGAAGGTGATAGGAATGATGAAAAATGACATAACAGAGTTTGGAATACAGGTGAAGAAAAGCCTTCTTGAGCTAGATATGACACAAAGGCGACTTGCAAATGAGGTAGGAATAGATGAGAAATTTTTATCAGCAATTCTTCGAGGCGTAAGACCAGGCTATGAATATAAGGAAAAAATAACAAATGTTTTGGAAAAACATAAAAGAAGAAAAGCCTTACAAGAACTTAAAGAAAAAAAGGAAACAGCATGAGAAGAGCTATGATGAAGGGGAAAATAAAAGGCATTCTCTAAAAAAAGAGAACGCCATTACAAAAATTAGGATGAAGTTTTTAAAAACTTCCCCTTCATTATAGCAAGCTCTCATATAAAAGTAAAGGGGGGATATTTTGGAAAACTATATTTCAATAGAAGAAGCTGCAAGATTAGAAGGAATTAATTATGAAGCTTTTAAAAAGAGAATTCAAAGGAACCCCAATGAGTACAAGACCAAGACCGTTCCACCTGAAAATGGAGGAAAAGATAGATTATATGTAGCAGTTGAATCCCTTTCAAAAAAAGCAAGAAGGACATATAAAGCTCAGAATATGACATTAGATACTGATGAAGCACCTTGGTATGTAGAGGTAGACCTTGGCTGGTACAAAGAAAACTATAAAGAGTATTTTTATCAGGCAGTTGATCTCTCTAGATATGTTGAAGATTTTTTAGAATATGATGGAAAAGATAAAACGGAATTCGCAAGTTCAATTGCAAAAAAATGTGGACTTTCAGATAGGACTTTTTATGACAGAGTGAAAAATTATGTAGAAGCAAAAGCCTGGGCCAATAGAATGCATGAAATGACAGAAGGAAACTATGAATATTTTAAAATACTTTCACTTTGCAGAAAACCTAGGAAAAAGTATACGTTTCCATCTGTAAGTACTGAAGTAAAGGTGATGATTGAAAACATATACTACGAAAAAGGCTTTCAGGAAAACAATCAACCTATTACAAATTTGTATGAAGAGTTAGAAGTGAAAGCTAAAGAAGCTGAACTTGAAATTCCTTCGTATGACACAGTTTGGAGATATGTAAATAAAATCAAATACGAAGATGGAGAAGGTACTGCATACCTTGTAGGTAAAGGAACTAGAGCATGGAAAAATGAGTACATGCTTAAGAGAAAAAGAAATACTAAAGGCTTGAAAGTTCTTGAAGTTCTTCAAGGAGACGTTCACACTTTCGACTGTTGGGTAAGTGTCAAAAGGCCCAATGGAAAGTTGCAAGCAATACGACCCTTCCTTTGTGGTTGGGTTGATATGAGAAGTAGGGCTTTGGTTGGATGGGTTATATCCGAGGACCCAGATTCACAAATAATTAAAAAGAGCTTAATACATGCAATATATCCTAAGAAAAACGAAAAATTACCTTATGGAGTACCTAAATACTTACTAATAGACAACGGTAAGGAGTATACAGCAGAATCTTTAACAGGAAGGCCAAGAAAAGTTAGGGCTACAATAGATGCCGATACAAAAGGATTTTATAGAAGTATTGGTATTGAAGATGATATGAGAAGTCTTCCGTTTCAACCTTGGTCAAAAGCACAAGTTGAAAGATTTTTTGGAACAGTTTGTGAGAAATTTTCAAAGAAACAAAAAAGCTATACAGGGACTCTTACTGGGGGTAAAACCTCTGCAAAAGTAAAGAAGAATATTAAAAAGATGCTTGAAAATGGGGAACTTATGACACTAGAAGAGTTTGCAATAAAGTTTGAAGAATGGGTTGAAAAATATCATCTTGACGAGCATGGGGGGCTAAAAGATGATGGAGAAAAAAATCCAATACCAATATATGTATTTAATACTGCTGAAAGATACTATAAGCCAGCTCCGCCACTCGAATACACATTAAGACTTCTAATGAAGAGCGAAGAAAGAGCAGTTACATCTATGGGAATTAAGATTACAAGAGATGGAACACCAATCTATTACACAAATGAAGCTTTAGGAAGATATGTTGGAATGAAGGTTAGCGTAGTATACCATCCAGAAGACATAACAAGAATATATGTATATGACGAACAAGGAGAAAAAATCTGTGAAGCAGTTTCTTATGAATTACTAAGAATAGCTCCAAAAGTATCTGATAAACAATTTATTGAACATAACAAAATGCAGAAGAAGCAGTTGAAGAGCGAAAAAGAAAGAATTAAGTTCAGGAGAATGACATATGAAGAAAGACTTCAGGTTGAAAATGATGTACTTGAAAATGCTGATAAGAAGATTGTAGCTCCTGAATTAAAAAATGAAAAACAAAAAGTAACCTCTATACCTGTAGATAAACAGTATAGGGAAGAAGTAAAGACTAAAAAGAATAAGAAGAATGAAACAAATGAGTACTTTGAAAGACAAGCAGCTGAAGCTTTGGCTGCATTACAAAAATTAGGATAAGGGGGATTTAAAAAATGGAAAGCGTACAAATGGATATTGGTGCGAAGAAGGCATATAGCAATATGAAGAAAGAAACAGATAGCTTGAGGAAACGTGCAAATGAATATTTAGAAAAAAATAGTATCACTATTACAGATTTTGCAAAGAAAATTGATTATTCTAGAACAGCAGTATCACAATTCCTTTCAGGGAAATACAATCCTGATTCAGTAGCATTAGAAATGAAAATAACTAGATTTTTAGAGGAGAACCAAACAATTCAAGAGGAAAAAATAAAGAAAGCTTTAGAATTTTATGTAACTAAAGATGTACAAAACATATTTGCAGTTTGCAAGAGTGCACAGGAAACTCAAGGTTTGGGAGTTATAGTAGGTAAATCTGGATTTGGAAAGACAGAAACACTAAAACGATATTCTAAGTTAGATAGAGTATGCTATGTAGAATGTAATGAAATGATGTCGGCAAGAGATTTTGTAAAAGCTATTGAAAAGTCAATTAGATTACCTTTTGGATATGGTTCCATATGTGAAAGAGTGGGCAATATAATAGATTTTTTCAACATAAACAAAGGATACTTATTAATTATAGATGAAGCAGACAAGCTTATGAATAAGTATACTCAAACAAAGATAGAAATGCTAAGGGATATTCTTGATAAGTCAGATGCTGCAATAGTGATTGCTGGAGAACCAAGACTTGAAACTATGATTAAGACATATATTCCAAGATTCGCAAATAGAGTAGATTTCTTTATAACTCTTGGAGGGCTTAAAAGAGATGAAGTAATAGAATACTTACAACCATTTAGTATTACTGAAGAGGCAAGAGAAGAACTAATCATTAGAGCAACAAACCCAACAACAGGATGTTTTAGGCTCCTTGATAGAACCTTAAAAAACATCATGAGACTTGCAGGGATAAATCAAACCATTGACATCAAAACAATAGAAAAAGCAAGTAATATGATGATGCTGTAGGAGGAATTGAAATGGCAAAATTAGAGAATATAGTAATTTTAGCGTTGGAGTGCTATAAGTTAGAATTGACATCAAAACAAGAGGCTGTTCAATCTGTAGTTAATCACATAAATGAAAATTATGTGGCAAAGGAATCTATTGAAAAAGCATTAAAAAATATTGAGGGGGAAAACGAAGATGATTAGTGTTGCTTTAAGTAAACGCTTAGATAATTTAAATGTACATGAAGCTGACAGGCTTTACAGAGAAGAGAGAGTATCTTTTATTTGTAATGACGGACATGTAGAAGGTATTTTTGAAGAAAATGGTGTGGAGCTTTTTAAATTAGTAAAAAATAATATGGAGGGATAAGGATGGCAAGAGTGAGAATACATGATAAACCAGCACTTGAAAGTTGGGATGATGTAAACTTGACAATGAAAGAAATTGGAGAATGTCAAATTGAAATTGACAAAATTGAGGCAGATATGAACATGAAAATATCAGACACTAAACTTGAGTATGAAATGAAGGCACAGACATTTAAGGACAGGATAGCAAAGTTGGAGATAGACTTAAAGGATTTCGTTGAAAGCAACAAACATGAGTTAGATGGGAAAAGCAAGGTTTTGAATTTTGGTAGGACAGGCTTTAGACAGAGTACAAAAATTGTATTAAGAAAAGTAGAAAATATCATAAAAAATCTAAAAGCATACGGAATGAAAGATTGTATAAATGTTAAAGAAACAGTAAATAAAGACAATCTTAAAAAATATTCTGATGAAGACATAGCAAAAGTAGGGGCAACTAAGAAAGTTGAAGATGTATTTTGGTACGAAGTTGATAAAGAAAAGTTAGAATAATGTCAAAGGTAATAAATTACATGGACATATACAATAGCTTAAAGGATAAAAAAGCTAGTGAAATGAATAAGCCACTCATAGTGTTTTCAAAACTCTATGAGTGGCATGAAAAAGATTTGGAAGATAAAAGGGGTGATGCTGATGGCATACTCACAGAGGACACAACAGATTAGAACTATTTTTGGACTAGCTAAATCTGAGGAATTAAGGTTAACTGATGATGAATTATATAGTGTAGTTATAAGAGAAACTGGCAAAGATAGCATAAGTAAATTGACATCTAAAGAACGTAATAAAGTTATTAGCGAACTAATCAAACTTAAAGATATAGCAAGTATGAATACTTACAAAAGGCCAGGAATGGCAACTGATGATCAAGTTTGGAAAATCAGAGAGTTAGAAAAGGAACTTGGCTGGGATGACAATCCAAGAAGACTTGAAGGATTCGTTAGAAAGTACTATAAGGTTGAGAAATTGGAATGGCTAAAATTTAAACAGGCAGTATGGTTAATTGAAAGCCTTAAGAAAATGGTTGAAAAACAAGGTGGAGAGAAAAATGCATAAACTTTCTAAAGAAGAATTTAGGGAAATGGCTTTAAATGATATGGCTAAAAGAAAAGAAGAGAAAAAGAAACAGGCCGATAGGGACTATTCGGCGTATATAAGTAACCTGAGAGCAAAGGTAAGAAAAAGGGGATTTGCAAAATAAGCTGCAAAAGGGAGGCAGAATAAGGTGTTTGAAAAAACTTCTACAGTAAAAGATGAACCAGTAATAATTAATATTCCTGGTCCTGAAGAATGGCCTATAACCCATTTGAGAAATTGTTGCAAGAAAAACAAAGTTAAAGGTTATACAAAGATGACAAGAGAAGAGCTTGTAGTAGAAGTAAGAAAAATAATATCTAATGATAAATTTGGGGAGGAATAAAATAGATTATGACAAAACAAAGTTTGAAAGAATGGCAAGAAGAAGGGAAAAAGAAGTTTGGGGACTTAAAAAACTGGGCGTTCACATGCCCTGCATGTGGACATGTAGCAACAGTACAAGATTTTTTAGATGCTGGTGGTGACATTAATGATTCTTATCAAAATTGTATAGGCAGGATAAATGGTAAAGGCGAGAATGGTATGAAAGGTAAAGATAAAGGATATGGTTGCAATTGGGCTGCTTATGGATTGTTTGGGACTTTAGGAAAGGGGAGAGTTATTACTATCACTACTCCAGAAGGAAAAGAAGTGGAATTGGCGGAAGTGTTCGATTTTTCTAAGTAGTAAACTCTATAAGGTTAATAAAATGTGTTCATAGGGGGTTTATATAATGACTGAAGAAGAATTAATTAAGGCAAATGAACTCCAGAAGGAAATACAAAAATTAGAATGGTTTATAAGGAAAGCTCGAAAAGTTTGGACAGGAAAGATTATAAAGAGAACTTCAAAATTTATATTTAAAAGTGATAGTTATGGGATGTTTGAGGAAGAAGAGTATGAAATGAATACAGAAGTTAAAAATAAAGTTTTAAATGTATTGGTAGAACATTTAAAGGATTTAAGAAAACAATTAGAGAGTTTGTAATATACGTTACAGACTTATATATAAAGGAGGTAAACAATGTTTGATATTGAGAAGAAAATAATAATTGATTTTATACCAATAACTAATGGAAATAGACCAGGATACAATATGGTACCTGAGTATATTACAGTACATGATACTGGAAATGAAAAAGAAGGTGCAGATGCTTTAAATCATGCAAAATATTTAAAAAATACTTCCACATCTCCAAGCTGGCACTATACAGTAGATGACAAAAGAATCGTTCAGCATTTACCTATAAATGAAAATGGTTGGCATGCAGGAGATGGCAGAGAAGGAAAAGGAAATAGAAAATCTATAGGAATAGAGATTTGTATGAATGAAGGGATAGACAGAGTCAAAGCTGAAAAATTAGCTGCTGAGCTTATAACTTATTTAATGTGGAAATATGATATTCCTTTAAATGGAGTTGTACAGCATAATCATTGGACAGGGAAAAATTGTCCAAGACTTATAAGATCAAGACCAAATGGCTGGCAGAACTTTATCAAATTAATATCCACATCAAATACTACATTAACTACAATAATGGGTACATCAGAAGCTAAAAAAGAACAAATGGTATCCTTTGCACTCAAGGGAAATAAAGCTCCTTCCTTACCAAATTGCACTATTGAAGAATTAGCTAAAATCTTTATAGAAGAAGCCGAAATAGAAGGCGTAAGGGCTGATGTAGCTTGGACACAAAGTCTAAAGGAAACAGGATACTTTAAATATGGTGGCATAGTTCTTCCTGAACAAAATAATTATGGTGGGATTGGAGCCTTAAACAACAATAAAACAGGACAAGCAGCAAGATTTGAAAGCCCAAGAATAGGAGTAAGAGCACAAATACAACATCTAAAAGCTTACGCTTCTACTGAACCACTGAAGGAAAAATGTGTAGACCCAAGATTTAATTTAGTTAATAGAGGTAGTGCAAAATATGTAGAATGGTTAGGATATAAAGATAATCCAAATGGAGCAGGTTGGGCATGGCCGGGAGAAGGGTATGGATACGATATAGTAAAACTACTAAATAAAATATTAAATGAACCAATTAACAAGGAACACTGGGGAGAAGAGATTTATCAAAGATTAGTTAAAAAAGGTATTAAGTTTGATGAGAAAAGATTTGATGATCCACTTACAAGAGCTGAAGCTTTTGTGATTGTAGATAAAGTTACAGATTTAGTAAATAATAAATAGCTTGAAAAAAAGATTCAAAGAATGTAATATAAAGGTGGTGAATCCGATTGGAAGACTGGGTAAAAGATATTGAAATCGAAGATTTGGATGAACCATACTATCAAATAGCTGAGAAGATGGGAATTAAAGTAGCGTTAGAAATGGCTAAAATGTTTCAAGGAAGTCAAGTATATTTTCCTAAAGTAGAAACTTCATGTAACCCAAAGAGAAAACAACTCATAAAAGAAGAATTCAATGGTTATAATTACCGGGAGCTTGCGGAAAAATACGGGTTCACTGAAAGGTGGGTAAGGGAAATATGTAAAGACCAGGTTGAAAGGGAAAGAAATAAACCACCAGAAAATCAGCTGTCATTATTTGATAGCGTTGAATAAACTATTGAAGCCATCAAATGAGAAAACAGGGAAAAGGTTGTAAAATTGCAGTATAAGAGTAAATCTTGTACTGCAATTTTTTTATTTAAAAAGGAGGGAAAGGGATGTCAGAAGTTTTAAATGAGTTTATCGTAAGTCTTGCTGTAGGGCTCGTAACATTACTGTCTTCTTATATCATTTATTACATTAGAAAAGCAACACTAAAGATTATTGTAGAGACTGAAAAATTAGACAATGAAGAGCAAAGAATACTAGTTCAGACAGCAGTTGAAAGACTGGAAGATGTAACAACTAAAACAGTATGGAGTATAGAGCAAAGAACTGCAAAAGAATTGAGGGAGAATGTAAAAACAGGGAAAACCTCAAGGAAAGAATTGAAACAGCTATCAGAAGTTGCATATCAAGACATATTAGATCAGATGAAGCCAGAGTATATACAAGTACTGGAGGAAACATTAGTAGACATGGAAGGCTATATAAAAAACACCATTGAGGCTAAACTGCTAGAAATGAAGGAGGAACTTTATTAATGGACTTAAGCTGGGTACTTCAAACTGCAACTATGATAGGCATAGGTATTATAGGATATTTTTTAAAAACAACAATGAATAAACTAGAAGATGACATAAAAAACAATGAAGATAGGGTAGAAAAGCTGGAAAAAGAGATGAATAATTTAAAAAGCGATCTCCCTTTTATTTATGTGACAAGAGAAGATTTCATTAGAGCTATGAATAACGTTGATAAGAAACTAGATAAAATTTATGACGGGATGGTGAAAGGGGGCAAACAGTAATGGATGAAAGAGAGTTTCAAGCAGTAAGAAGAAATAAAGCTGTAAGAGGATACATCATGAGAAGTCTAGCTAAGGGATACAACAATACTTTACTTTGTAGGCAACTTGTAAATGTCATGATAAATGATGGAATAATAGTATCTCCAGATATCTCAAAGCATTTAGATTATCTAAGAGGTAAGGGCTATATAGAGTTTACAGACAAAAGGGTTAATTCATATACAGCATACGCCAACGATGCAACTATCAAAATAACAGTCAAAGGAATTGACTTAATAGAGGGTACAATAGAGGACCCAGGAGTTGATATTTAATGGCTAAAAAAAACAGAGTGAGGTCGAAGATAGATGATCTTCCTGAAGAAGTAAAATCAAAAGTAGATGAAATGGTAGCAGATACTAAATACACTTACGCTGAAATAGCATTGTGGTTAAAAGATAAGGGATATGAGATATCTAAATCAAGTGTTGGTAGATATGCTTTAAGAACTAATAATGCTACACAAAGATTAACAGAGGCACAGGAACAAACAAAAGCATTGATTGAAGTCATAAAGAAAAATCCAGATATAGATTATACTGAACCTGGATTACAGTTATTAGCAAGCGAACTCACAAAAAAGATTGCACAAGCGGAAGAAGAATTCGACAATATGCCACTAGACAAAGCTGGAAGGCTAATAGTTTCTTTAAGTAGAACAAAAGCATATAAGGACAAAGTAAAACAAGATATGCAAGAGAAGGTAGACTTGGCATTTGAAAAGCTTGAGGAAGATATATTCAAAACAATAAAAGAAGATCCTGAACTTGTAGACAGAATGAAATCAATACTCGAAGAAGCAAAAGCAAGGATGATTAATGATGATGAATATTGATAAGTACCTCAAAGAGCTTGAGATTGATGAAAATTTAGAAGCCATACAATCCCAAGAATATCAGAAAGAATTATTTTTAGAGTATGTAATAAAAAGTGGTAATTACAAAGAATACAAAGAAGAACTTTACAAAGAATACAAAGAAGGTTCCCAAATAGAAGGGAAAGAAGGTTTGAGAAAAAAACTCGGAGCTATAGACCTTGAGTATTTTGGAAGAGCATATTTTCCTCACTATTTCTATAGAAAAGCCCCAGAGTTTCACAGAGAACTTAATGAGATTTGGTTTGATGGAGTACTAAAGGGGCTTAATCCATTGAAAAATTGCAAAAAAATCAATAAGATGCAAGGCTCTAGAAGGGCTATAGCTGCACCTAGAGGACACGCAAAATCAACTAATTTAACATTTAAAGATGCAATCCATGCAATATTATACGAATACAAACATTACATACTAATTCTTTCAGATTCATCAGAGCAAGCAGAGGGTTTCCTTTCTGATATTAAAGCAGAAATTGAAGATAATGTTGCAATTAGAGAAGACTTTGGAGAATTAAAAAGTTTTAAGGGCTGGACTGATAGCAGTATCAAAACGAAGACAGGAATAAAAGTTGATGCAATAGGTTCAGGTAAAAAGGTGAGAGGTAGAAGAGAAAGAAATTGGAGACCAGATTTAATTATACTGGATGATGTGGAGAATGATGAAAATGTAAATACACCAGAACAACGAAAGAAGTTATCTAATTGGTATTTTAAAGCGGTATCAAAAGCTGGAGATACATATACAGATATTGTGTATATAGGAACAATACTTCATTATGACAGTTTACTTAGCAAGGTATTATCTAACCCAGCATACAAGAGCGTGAAGTTCAAGGGGATAATAAGTTTTTCCAAGAATAAATATCTTTGGGATGCCTGGGAACAGATATATATAGATTTGGAAAATCCAAGAAGAGAAGAAGATGCACTAGAATTCTTTGAAACTAATAAAGAAGAAATGCTTGAAGGGACAGAAGTGCTCTGGGAAGAAAAATTAAGCTACTATGATTTGATGTGTATAAGAGTTAGCGAAGGAGAAGCAAGTTTTAATTCTGAAATTCAGAATGAACCTATCGACCCTGAATCTTGTACTTTTAATGAAGAATGGTTTGATTATTACAATGAAGCAGAGATAGATTTTAAAGATAAAAAATTTATATTTGTAGGAGCAATAGACCCTTCACTAGGCAAAAATAAAAAAAGTGACTATTCAACAATAATCATAATAGCTAAAGATACTAAGACAGGATACATGTATGTATATGAAGCAAGTGTGGAAAGAAGACACCCAGATGTAATTATATCTGATTCAATCGAAAGTAGCAGGAGATTAAAAAGAGAAACAGGCAGAGGATATACAAAAATAGGGGTTGAGACTAACCAATTCCAATACTTTTTCAAGGATGCAATGGCCAAAGAGAGTGCAAAACAAAACGAGTATCTTCCGATAGAAGAAATTCATAATACAACTGATAAAAAAATGAGAATAGAAAGCTTACAACCATATATAAAAAACAAATATATTAAATTTAATTTAAAGCACAAAACACTTTTAGAGCAGTTAAAAAATTTTCCAATGGCAGCACATGATGATGGTCCAGATGCATTAGAAATGGCAGTAAAGTTGGCAGAAAAAATATCAGGAGAACAAACAGATTATAAATCGGTTATAAAGAGAATGATCAAGTTTAAAAAAGGAGCATACTAAATGTTAGTAGACAAATATGGAAATAAAGTAAATACAAAAAAACCTATACAGAGAGAAATAGCAGTTGCAAGCATATATGACAAGTATAGCACCTATCCATCAGATGGACTAACACCTGTAAAGCTTGCACAAATATTTAAGGAAGCTGATGCAGGGGATATATATAGGCAAATGGAGTTATTTGAAGAAATGGAAGGAAAGGATCCTCATCTTTTTTCACAACTTCAAACTAGAAAGAATGCAGTTGTAGGATTAGATTTTGAAATACTTCCTTACTCTGAAAATGATAAAGATAAAGAGATAGCACAATTTATAACAGATATAATCTTCAATTTAGATTCAATTGATGATGTATTTATGGATTTATTAGATGCAATAGGTAAAGGGTTTGCAGTCAGTGAAATAATGTGGGAAGTCAAGAATGGAAAAGTGTTAGTCAAGGAAATTAAAAACAGACATCAGAAAAAGTTCTTTTGGGATGAAAATGGTTATATGAGAGTAGCTACCGACGAAGAGCCAAATGGGATATTGTTGCCAAAGGATAAATTCATAATACACAAATATAAAGCTTGTTCAGGGCACATTACAAAAGCTGGAGTACTAAGAGTTGTTGCTTGGATGTACCTTTTTAAAAACTACGATATAAAGGATTGGGTAAGTTTTTGCGAAGTATATGGAATGCCTTTAAGACTAGGAAAGTATGCACCAGGAAGTAGTGAAGATGAAAAAAATGCTTTAATGAGGGCGTTGGTTACGCTTGGTTCTGATGCAGCGGGGATAGTTCCTGAAGGAGCTTCTATTGAATTTATAGATAGTAATAAAACAGCAACATCAGATATATATGAAAAACTTGCAGATTTTTGCAATAAAGAAATTTCAAAAGCTATATTAGGACAAACCTTAACTAGTGAAATAGGAAATAGTGGTTCTTATGCAGCAAGCAAAACACATGGAGAAGTAAGACAAGACCTTGTAGAGGCAGATTCAAAGGCATTGGCCCAAACGATAAGAAGAGATTTGATAAAACCTTTAGTTATGTTTAATTTTGGAGATGATTCAAGGCTTCCATACTTAAAGTTTCATAGTGAGCCACCAGAAGACTTGGAGAAATCTGCCAAAACTTATGCAACCTTAATTAGTGATATAGGGTTACCAGTATCAGAAAAACATGTTTACGAAAAGTTTGGTATACCTAAGCCAGAAGATGGACAAAAACTAATAATTCCACCTACACGAACACCAACTATATTAAAGGACACTGAAATAATCGCAAATAAGACTGCAAAAAAAGAGAATACTTCTGTTAAATTTCAGAAAGAAGTAGATAAATTAGCTGATGAAGCTACTGAAAAAAGTAAAGAATTGTTTAAAGAAATGTTTAAACCTTTAGTAAGGTTGATAGATAATTCTAATTCGTTAGAAGAGATAAAAGAAAAACTAGATGATCCAGTAGAACTTGAAAAGATATATGGTGAAATGACAAGTGCAGAATTTGAAGAGCTATTACAAAGAGTAATGTTTGCCGCTGACATGCTGGGAAGGATGAGAGAAGATGCTGAACATCCAGAAGATAGTTAATGAACCTTTAAAATTTGAAGAAGCAATAGAATACTTTGAAGGTAGAATCTCCATTACATCAAGTCAATATTATAGAATTGCAAGAGAATATAGAACAAAAGCTTTTACAGTTTCGGGATACTCTTCAGCTGAAATATTAAATGAGTTTCACAAAGAACTAGTAAAAGCACTGGATGAGGGAACAACTTGTAAGAAATTTAAAGATAGCATGAATGACTTTCTTGAAAGAAAAGGATATGAAGGATTATCCGCCTTTCAAGCAGATAACATTTTTAGAACAAACATTCAAACTGCTTACAATGTAGGACATTATAAACAAATGACAAGTCCAGCAGTAATAAAAGCAAGACCATATTGGCAATATGATGCAGTAAATGATAGCAGAACAAGACCTACTCATGCGGCACTAGATGGGAAAGTGTTCCCTGCTGATCATGAATTTTGGGATACTTGGTATCCTCCTAATGGATATAGATGTAGATGTGGAGTTTCAACTTTGAGTCAAAGACAAGTTGAAAGCAGAGGATTGAAAATAGAAGATGAAATACCACTTATGGTTGAACCAGAAGGACAAGTTGCAAGACCTCTTTTGCCAGATAAGGGATTTAATTATAATCCAGCTAAAAGAGCATGGGAACCAGACATTTCTAAGTGGCCTAAGCCTTTAAGAGAAGCATATAAAAAAAGAGAAAAAGTTGCTAACGCTGATTAATACTATGGTTTAAACATATAAATAATACTTTAAAAAAGAAGGTGATTGTCAAATATATTTTAAAACGAATTTAAAGGCTTTTTAGAATAAAAACAATGCCTTTTAATACAATTACACCTAAACAAAAAGTAACGATAAAATAACGCCGAGTAACGGGGTTTTAGAACGAATTAGGATAGAAGTTTATATTAAACAAATAAGAGGTGATGTACTACCAAATGAAACTTAAAAATGGATATTTAATTCTTTCAGAAAGTATAAGTGTAAATGGAGTTCCTGAAAACATAAAAATATTACCTCTTGGGAATGTGAATTCAAGGAAAGGGAATTTTTTAGTAGATGAAACTTCATTTAAAGAAATGCAACAGTATTTTACAGATAGGCAAATTGATGTGGTTATTGATTATGAACACCAAACATTAGAAGGAACAGAGGCTCCTGCTGCTGGATGGATAAAGGATCTAAAACTAACTGATGAAGGAGTAGTGGCAAAGGTAGATTGGACTGATAGAGCTAAAGAGTACTTAAAAAATAAGGAGTATAGATACCTTTCTCCAGTAATATTTAAAAGAAAATCTGATGGGAGAGCAATAGTTCTACATTCAGTGGCTTTAACCAATACACCAGCTATAGACGGTATGGAGCCAATAGTAAATAACTTAAATTTTTTAAAAGGAGGAAAAGAGGATATGAATGAATTTTTAAAAAAATTAGCGGTGCTTCTAGGACTTGATGAAAACGCAACAGAAGAAGAAATTATTGAAGCGATTAAAAAATTAGCTGAAAACGAGAAAGCTCCTGAAGGCAATGAAGAAGAAATAGTTGCAAACAAAGAGATACTTGAAGCACTTGAACTAGATGAAAAGGCTACAGTTGAGGATGTGAAAGGAAAAATTATAGCTTTAAAAAATCCTGCTGGATATGTTTCTGCTGAAGACTTTACTAAACTTAAAGAAAAGATACAAGAAAAGGAAAGTGAAGATTTAGTAAAAATGGCACTTTCAACAGGGAAAATAACTCCAGCACAAAAGGATTGGGCAAAACAGTATGCACTTAAAGACCCATCTGGGTTTAAGAACTTTGTAGACAAGGCACCACAAGTAGTACCTCTAGAAGAATTAGAATTGACTGACAAGAAAACAAAATCACCAAAACTAAATTCAGAATTGGAGATAAGCATTAACAAGCAGCTAGGAATTACATCAGAAGAAATAGAGAAATATGGAAAGGATGATGAATAATGGCACTAAATCAAGGGAGAAATACACCTGAGAGATCAGCAGATTTTCTAGTACTTCCAGTAAAGGCTGGAGCCGTAATATATGAAGGAAGTTTAGTTGCAATAAAGGCTGGTTATGCAGTACCTGGGAAAGTTGATACAACTATTATATCTGTTGGCAGAGCAGAAGAATTTATTGACAATACAACAGGAGTTGATGGGGACAAGATTATAAAAGTAAAAAGAGGATGTTTCAAGTTTGAAAATGATGGAACTATTAAGCAGGAACATGTTCTACAAGATTGTTATATTGTGGATGATGAAACAGTTGGAGCTACTGACGATACTGGAAAGAGAGCTAAAGCAGGAAAAGTAATAGAAATTGAACCTGATGGAGTTTGGGTTTTAATTAGATAAGGGAGGAATGACAAATGATAGTAAATCAACAAGCATTGAGGGGAATATATACAAGTTTTAAAGTGATTTTTAATAAGGCTTTTGAAAACGCTGAACCACAACATACTAAAGTAGCAACAGTAATTCCATCTAGTGCTGGTTCAGAAAACTACAAATGGTTAGGCAAGATTCCTAGAATGAGGGAATGGATAGGAGATAGAGTAATTCAAAATCTATCTGCATATGATTACACAATCAAAAATAAGGATTTTGAAGTTACTATAGGAGTAGATAGAAACGATATAGAAGATGACACTATAGGAGTTTACAGACCTCTTATAGAACAAATAGGAGAGTCTGCAAAGCTTCATCCAGATGAATTGGTTTTTGAATTGCTTTTAAAGGGCTTTGAAGAAAAATGTTATGATGGACAAACTTTTTTTTCTGCAAGTCATAAAGAAGGAAAATCTGGTACTCAATCCAATAAATCTGAGTTCAAACTAGAACCAAGATCATATGGTGCTGCAAGGACACAGATGAGGTCATTAAAAGATGATCAAGGAAAAGTAATAAAGGTCAATCCAAATTTACTGGTTGTTTCTCCACAAAATGAGGATATGGCAAAGAAAATATTAACAGCTGAAAAAATAGATGGAGAAGTTAATATATATAAAGGAACTTCTGAACTATTAGTGGTACCTGAATTGGCAGATGTACCAAATGCGTGGTTCTTACTTGATGTTTCAAGACCAATCAGACCTTTAATTTTCCAACAAAGAAAAGCACCACAGTTCGTGGCAAAAGACAACATTGATGATGACAATGTATTTTTCCAAAAACAATTTATTTACGGTGCTGATTCTAGAGATAATGCAGGTTATGGATTATGGCAATTGGCATTTGGGTCTACTGGAACAAAGAGTATGCCAGCATAAATTAGAGGTGATATTGATGTATTGCACGCCTGAAGATGTAAGAAAAATGATCAAGGATGAAGTAATACACACAATTTTAGGGATTGACTATATAGAAGACGAACAAAAAAGAGAGGAACTTATACTACCTGTAATAGAAGAAGCTATATCCGATGCAGATGGTGAAATAGACGGATACCTCAATAAGAGGTATCCAACCCCCTTACAAAATGTACCTAAGATAATAAACAAGCTTTCAAAAGACATAGCAATATTTAATGTATATTCAAGGATGGGAATTGATGAGGATGACAGAGAAAATACTTTATTAATTAGATATAAAAATGCTATAAAGTTTCTTGAAAATGTTGCAAAAGGGACAGTTGATATTGGAATCGAAAATCAAAGTAAGAAAGCAAATACGAGTTTTAAAATAACATCAAACACTAAAATATTTTCAAGAAATAACATGAGGGGAATGTAATATGCCTGGTATAAGAATGGAAGTTGAAGACAAGGAATTTGAAAAGTTTAAAAAGACTATAAGGAACTTAGAGGGATTTGATAGAGAAGGATTAAACCAGGTGCTTGGTGAAGCAGTGAGAAGTAGCACACGCCAAAGATTTAAAGACGAAGAAGACCCTAAAGGAAAGAAGTGGAAGAAGTCAATAAGAGCAGCAGAAGAAGGAGGACAAACCTTAACAGACAGTACTGACCTAAAAAATTCAATACACTCTAAAGCCAATAGTGAAGGTTTTGTAGTAGGAACCAATAAGGTATATGCTGGCACTCATCAAAAAGGTGGGAAATTCACAATACGAGCAAAAAATAAACCATATTTGAAATTTATCTACAATGAAAAGTGGGTAAGCAAGAAAGAAGTTGACATAGATATGCCTAAGAGAGAATTCTTAGGAATCTCAAAAGAAGATATGGAAGAAATAAAAGCTACTATGGAAGAGGCTATCCAAGAATACATTGAATAGGAGTATTGTTATGATCAGTAAGTACAAAACATATTTAGAAAAAAAACTAAAAGAAGCTGGAGTCAAAGGGAAAATATACAAAAGTGGAAAAGAATTAAAAGCTTCAGGAGCTGTAAATGTAGGAGCAATAATTTTTGAAGAAGAGAAGTTTGAAAAAGATGGCTCAAAAAAGAAGTACATTAAAAAAGATGGAACAAAAGTAAAAAGGACTAGGAAGTTCATAAGGAAAACAAAGCTCTCTGTAATAATTGGGGATTATACAGAAGAAAAAGTAGAAGAAACCTTTAGTAAATTTCTTAGCATTATTGATACAGGGCTTGATGATGGGAATGGAAACTATGTTGAAATAAATGTATTGGACAGTGACTGGGTAGACAAAAATGACAGTATTTTAAAAAGCAATATGGCAGTTCAAGTGCTGATAGAATTCGTAGGAGGAATATACAAAGACATAGAATTTATCAAAGTTAATGAAGTTGAAATTATTGATGTTGAGATTGAAAAAAGGAGTGATTAAATGGCAGCTAAAAAAGAGATTCAATCAGAACTCATAACGATTGAAGAATTAAAGTTAAAACACAAAGTTAAAAATGAAATTTATGAAGGGGTAAAAGCTTTCAAAGGATGGTCTGAAGGCAAAAAGGTAACCGAAAAGGAGTTTTTAGAATCTGTTAGAAACTTTTTAGGTGCCCCAATAGATAAGGTGGTGAAATAGATGGGCAACCTTGGAGATGTAAGAGTTCACATAGAAGATGGCGGGCTTGGGCTTTCGACTGTAAATAGTGATGGAATACATGTCAAAATTGGGGTTTCTACAGCAGAAAAAAATAAAATGACAGTAATAAATTCAACCATGAAAGTTGACAAAATTAGAGAAAAGCTTGGATATAGCCCCTTAACAAATGCTTGTTTAGATAGTATTCAAGCTGGAGCAGGAACAATGTATTGCATACCAACAGAGGGAACTATACCAGGGGAAATTGGACAGATAAAATTTATAGGTTCAGGAGAAGCAGGACATAAAGTTATAGGAAAGCCTAATAATGACTATGAAATAGTATTAGAGATACTTTCCAGCGGTGCCTTAAATGAAGCTACTTATAGATATTCAATTGACGGTGGAGATAGTTTTACAGGAGAAAAAACAATTCCTATGGAAGGAAAAGTTGAAGTTTACAACACTGGACTAACAATAGAATTTACTGAATCAGTTGAACCAACAAAAAGCTTTGTAACGGGAGACATTTACACATTTAGGACTACTGCTCCAAAGATGTCCAATCAAGAAGTATTGGAAGCTTTGGAAGTTGTACAAGATTTAACGTTAGAATTTGAGTATATACACATAGTAGGAGAATCTGATATGGCTATGTGGGCAGCGGTAGCAGCAAAAACAGATAATTTATTCAATACCTATTTCAAACCTGTATTTGCAGTTTGTGAAGCTAGAAATAAAAAAGAAGGTGAATCACTAGATGAATATGTACAAAGTCTAATACAAGCAAGAAACAAAGTAACTAACTATAGATTACAAATAGTAGCAGCAAGAAGTGAAATGGCAGCATTAGATGGAACTACAAGGGATTCAAATGGCGGAGGAATTATTACCGGACTTTATCCAAAAGCTAAAGTTTCCCGATCCATTGGTGAAGTTAGAGAGTTCCCACTAAACAGTGTCATTAAATTAAAACCTGAAGGTATAGAACCTTATATACCATTACTTGATGAAGCCAAGTTTGTGACTTTTAGAAAGTATATAGGATTAGAAGGGTTCTATGTAACTAACGCAAGGATGGCGGCTATAGATGGCTCTGATTATCAATATGCTGAGATAGTTAGAACTGCTAATAAAGCAGTAAGGGAAATAAGGAAACAATCTCTCTTTAATATGCAAATACAAATTGATCCTACAGATGTAGATGGAACAATTGAAGAATTTAGAGAATTTATACAAATACCCCTAGAGAGAATGGTAGAGGATAAAGAAATAGTATCAGGAAGAATAATAATACCTGAAGGACAAGATATCTTAGGAACTTCAAAAATAAAAGTAAAAGCCAAAGTTGTACCAATGGCAATTCTAAGAGAAATTGAAGTAGAGTTTGCTATGGAAAATCCTTTTAGGAAATCTGCATAAGATAGGATGGTGATAATGTGAAAGTAAATGGTAAGAGATATGACTGGGCAGATGTAGATATAAAACTCCCTGGATTAGGGGACATTGAGGTATTAGAAATAAGCTATGATGATGAACTAGAAAAAGAATTGCAGTATGGCAGGGGTTCAAAACCAAAGGGTTACGGAACAGGCAACTATAAACCAAATGCAAAGCTATCCTTATCCAGGGAAGAATTTAATAAGATCCTTGAGTATTGCAAGAAACAAAAGATGGCATTGTATGAAGTTGAAATTCCAAAGATTATAGTTAGTTATGCAAATGATAATTATCCGATAGTGACTGATGTATTACCAAATGTATCTTTTTCAAAAAACTCTGCTAAAGCTGCTCAAGGAGATAAAAGTATAAAAGTAGATTTAGATTTATTGGTTTCAGGTGTAATAATTTGGAATGGTGTTAAAGCAATATAATCGCAAGATAATTTTCAAAAAAAGGAGTGTTTTAAATGGATGATATGAAAAAGACAAGAGTGCAGGAGCTAAAAGAAAAATACGGGGACATATATCAAATTACATCAACTGTAGTTGATAGTGAAGGAGAAGACAAGGAAATCCACTTTATCTTCAGAAAACCTTCAACAAAGGACTATGATAGGTTCATAAAGGATGCTTCAAAGAAACCTTCACAAGCATTTAAAAATTTAGTTATATCGGGAGTTGTAGATGAAGATAAAGAAGGGCTAAAGAAAATACTAGAAGAATACCCAGCAGCCGCTTCATCTATTGCAAAAGAATATTTGAGACTCATGGGTCTTAGTGATACCACAAATTTAACGATACTATAGATAAGAAATTCGATGAGATAAAAGAAGATGGAGTAGCTTATGGAGGACTTCTTATCTATAGTTTTTTAGGAATCAAATTAGAAAAAGTTTATGAAATGAACATTGATGAATTTGCACTAAATGTAGCAAAGGCAAAGATAGCAAGAGAAATGAGAAGGGATGTATTTATAGAAGCTTTAAATGAAGTGTTTGGTGAAGAATAAAAAAAGAAACCTAAAAAGTAGGTTTCTTAAATCTAATGAGATCCCAATATAATTTTGCAGCATTTTTTACTTCTTTCCACACTGAATTAGTTTTTCTAAAATCTTTTGGGAGATCGTGTTTTGCTATATAACAACCCAAATATATATAATATGGAACGCAAAATAAAAACAAGATAATGAAAAATGGTACTATAGCACAAACAAGAATAGCAAAAACATTAAGCAACATCTTTAAAGTAAATTGAAGTCCGAACATATACATCCCCCCTTACTTTCATTATACCTTATTAGAAAATACTTACAACATATTGAGGAGGTGGCTAAAATAGGACTAGAAACTATATTTAAGCTTTCGCTTTTTGTAAATATGGTAGATAACTTGACAGGACCATCAAGACAAGTAGATGAATCTTTAGATGATACTACTAAAAAGTTAAATAATATGCAACAGAATTTTGCCAGTATGGCTAAGCAAGGAGCTGCAATAAGTACAGCAGGGGCACAGATGACAAAAAAAGTCCTTGAACCTGTGGAAGCCACCTTTGATACTCAAAAAGCTCTAGGAGAAGTAGCTTCTTTGGGCTTAAAAGATTTAAAGACATTAGAAAAGGCAGCAACTGATTTTTCTAATACTTGGTCTGGAACAACAAAAGATGAATTTATATCAGCAGCATATAGTATTAAATCTGGAATAGCTAGTCTTTCAGATGAAGGAGTAGCAGAATATACTAAAATAGCAGCACTAACTGCAAAAGCAACGAAAGCAAGCACTGATGAAATGACAAGTTTATTCGCAACTGGATATGGTATATACAAGGACTTTTATAGTGACTTAAGTGATTTAGAATTTGCAGAAATGTTTTCTTCAGGAATAGCTAAATCAGTTCAACAATTTAAAACAGATGGTTCAGAAATGGCTGGAGCAATAGAAAGACTTGGGGGAAGTGCTACGTCTGCCAATGTACCGTTAGAAGAACAACTTTCTATTCTTGGCATGCTACAAGCTACAATGTCGGGAAGTGAAGCAGGTACAAAGTATAATGCGTTTTTGAAGACTGCTGCAAAGGCTGGAGAAGAACTAGGATTAAAGTTTACTGATGCTAATAATCAACTCTTATCGATGCCTGAGATACTTGACTTATTAAGGGGAAAATATGGAGATACAATAGATGCAATAGAGAAGATGGAAATGCAAAAAGCTTTTGGAACTGTTGAAGCTGTACAATTAATAGACTTGTTATATAACAAGACAGACGATCTCCAAGGAAACATAATGGATTTATATGGGGTCATGGGTGAAGGAACAAAGTATGCTACTGAAATGGCTGATGCAATGAATCAGGATCCTGGAGCTAGGTATGAACTATTAAAGCAACAGGTACAAAATTTAAAAGAAGAAATCGGGTTAGCTTTACTCCCTACAGTAGGGAAACTATTGGAAAAAGGTAGTGAGCATGTTATGAAAATCACTACATGGGTTCAAGAGCATGAAAAATTGGTTGAAGTACTCATGAAAGTTGCGTTGGTCATAGGAGTTGCAATAACTGGATTTGGAGGCTTTCTAGCAGTATTCGGTGTAGGTGGTATGGTAATTACTAGTGGTATCAGCAATTTCTTAAAATTTGGTGGAGTGCTAAAAAAGGTAGTATCTGGAGTATGGTCCTTTACAGCTGCATTATTAGCTAATCCTATAACATGGGTAATTGCAGGGGTAATAGCACTAGCAGCAGGAATATACCTTTTATGGAAGAATTTCGAACAGGTATCGAGCTTTATATCTGGAGTATTTTATGGGGTAGTAGAAGGGTTTGGAAATATTTTTAGAGGGTTAGGAAATATTTTTTCAGACACGATAGCGAATATGAGAGAGGCAGTTCATGAAAAGTTACACTTATTTAAGGATTCAGGGAAAAAGATAATGGAAACTATGGCTGAGGGAATAAAATCTGCAGTAATGGCACCTGTAAACGCAGTTAAAAGTGGACTTGGTAAAATTAGAAATATGCTTCCATTTTCAGATGCTAAAGAAGGGCCTTTATCTGAATTGACTTTGTCAGGAAGGAAAGTATTTGAGGCATTGTCGGTGGGGATGAATATGGAGGCTCCAATATTAAAAAGAACTACCGAGTTAGCTTTTGCTGGGATACCAAATGCTATTTCATCTATTCCTAATACAAACAATAAAAACCTTGGAAAGATAGATTTGCAACAAAGAAAGTATGAAAAAATTAATCTTAGAGAAGTTATAAAAGAAAGTGCTACCGAAAACAAAGAAAGAATTTATTACAACGATAAAGATAGAGTTCTTAAAATCGAACATTTTGAAGTTAAAGTGGAACAAATAAAAGAACTATCAGATTTACTCAATATAATAAAGGATTTTGAAGATTATACAGAATCAAATGGGGATGATTAATATGGGTAAGACAGTCATCACAACAGACTTTGGAGATGTAAAGGTTGGAGGGATTATACTACCTGGCACATTCCAAAAGTTAGAAGTTGAATCAGATGCGAAAGTAGATGAGGTTGACGTTAAGGGAAAATCAGTTAAACCAAAACAAGCTACAGGGTATGAAGATGCAAAAGTGAAATTCACGCTAATTATAAGACCTAACAATAAAGAAGATGAATATACCCAGCTAGCAAAAATACAGAGATTATTCAGGAAACCGGAGCAAGGGAAACCTCAAGTATTTGACATAGTTAATAAGCATGTAAATACTAGAGGTGTAAGAAAAATTATTTTTAAAAAGCTTACTACTCAGGAAGACAATAAAAGCAACGTTCTATTGGTAACATGTGAATTTTGGGAGTATATACCTATTACATTGAAAGCTGGCAAAGCAGGCAAAAACAATAATAAAAAGAAGAGCAAAAAAGCAAATAAAAACTCCAAAAGTAATGCAAGCAGCTTAAAAGGAGATTACAAGTCATATTTAAATAATAATAGGGGAAAAGCTAATAAGACTGCTGCTGTAGATGATGATGCTAAAAATGTTGTAAGGAAGTGGCAAAATGTTAAATACTGAGTATTTTTATCCTACAATGGAAGTTCAAATAGGACAATATCATCTAAATGAAGGCATAAAGTTAGATGTATATTCATCTAAGGAAAGTTATTTTGATTGGGCCAAGATATCATTTACAGACAAAATGGTTGAAGCGACTGAATTTAAGGAAATGGAAGAAGTTAATATATTCCTTGGTTATGAGGATGAGAATGAAGAAGTAGTTTTTGAAGGATATGTTGATAAGACGGTTAATAATGGGAACACATTAATGGACCAGATAGTAGCTAAAGATGAAATGAAAAAGCTTGAAAAGACAAAAATAACAGAAACATTCTTAAATACTTCACCACAAGAGATATTGATGTATGGATTAGATAAGGCTGGAATAGACAAATACGAATTGAATCAGGATTTATTTACAAAGAAATCTATAATCCCTATTTCGCAAAAAAATGTAATACAGTTGATAAATGAGATTCATAGGACTTGGAATATTGAGGAAAGGTTCTTTTTTAGTCAAGGGAAAATATTTTACTGGGGAATTAAACCTAAACAAAAGAAAATATATGAATTTACATTTGGGGAAAATATAATCAATATGGAATATGAGAATGGATTTTGGATGATAGAGACTATATCGGTACCACATATAAAACATTCTCATAAAATAAGCGTTCAACATCCAAGAGTTGAAGGAATATTTGAAGTTTATAAAGTCCATTTTTTAGTAAATGATAAAGGGTTTCCTAGAACTAAAATATACTTCAAGGAGGATGAAGAATGAAGCTTCAAGATATGATTTATAAAACAGTAAAAAAAATACTAAAGGAAGAATATCCAGCATTACAGTCAATATATTATCCTGTGTATGCAAAAGTGACAAAGGTGCATGGAGAGGGAGAATATGTAGACATTAGAGTACTTGATAAAGGCGGAAATGTTGATGAAGATTATCCAGAGATACCAAAGGTTAAAACTCTAAACAGATTCAAGTTAGATGAAGTGGACATTAAGTTGATTGACACATCAGAAGCAGTAAATTACACTCAAGAAATATATGCAAAAATAAAGTATGAGGTTGGGGACATTGTTAGGATTGGGTTTTATTACAATGACTTGAGTAGGCCTTTTGTGGAAAGAAAGGTTGATTAGGATGGATAGTATTAAAGAATTAGAAGAAATGATTGGAGAAGATATTTTATTAGTAGATGGTGACTTCGTGAGGGCTTTAGACGGTGATTTTGAAGTCGTTACTGGGTTTGAATGTCTAGTTCAGGAAATTAAAAACGAGGTAATAACCGAACCAGGAGATCTCTTTTACGATGAAAAATATGGGTATGGATTATTAAAGTTCATGCATGCTCAAGGAGATGAGTTGACTCAACTGGAATTAACAAATAGGATTCAGGATAAGCTTTCACTTAATGAGTTTGTTGATCCAAATTCAATAGAAGTTGAAGTATTATTTTGGAATTTAGAAAGAATTAAAATCATCGTAAAGTTTGAAGCCATGGGAGAAGCAGTTGAATTAGAAATTGATATTGCAGATAGAGTAAAAGTAGAGGTGGTGAATGTGTAATGGATGAAAAAGAATTAGATGAAATATTACCAGTGCCTACCTTAGAGGAAATGCGTGAACAGATTGAAACAGAGCTTGAAGAGGATAACTTTAAGATAAAGAATTTAAGAAACGGGAAAATTTTTAAGGCTCTAGAAATGATTTTCTTGAAAGCCATAAACGAGCTTTACAAATTATTAAGGACTGTAGTGACACAGATTTTTATAACTGATGCTAAAGGGATTTGGCTTGATATCAAAGCAGCAGATTTTGGAAGAAAAAGAAAAAATGCTATAAGAGCAGAGGGAAAAATAACGGTTGGAAGGAATAGTACAGATGGTCAAGCTAAAATAATTAAAAAAGGCAATATATTTAAAACAGATATGGATATGTATGGCAAAGAATTAAGATATATTTCACAAGAAAATGTTGTGATGGACAAAGATGCTCTTAAAGTTTTAGTACCTGTTTTAGCAGAATCTCCTGGTGCTATATACAATGTTCCTCCGGGAATGATTAAATACTCTTTACAACATATTTCAGGAATAGATTATATAACAAATGAAATAGATTGGTTAACAAGGGAAGGAACAGATACAGAAGAAGACGAATCGTTAAGGGAAAGAAGTATAAATGCTTGGGACGAGCTAGCAACACAACCAACCGCTGGAACATATAAGTCGCATATATCTAAAATTGAAGGTGTGGTTGTTGTAAATATTGATGACATGCACCCAAGAGGTCAAGGAACTATAGATGTAGTAATAACGGGAGCAAATGGGCTTCCGACCGAAACCCTTCTTGAAAAAGTCAGAGAAAAAGCAGATGAAATAAAAGGCCCTTATGACAATGTTTTAGTCTATGGTCCTGATCCGACTTATCAGGATATAGATATCACTTTAATGATAGACAATATTTTCGGAGATGAAAACAAGATAAGACAAGAAGCAATGAATGTAATAAGAAGTCTCTTTAAAGTATCTGAAGGTAACAAATTGAACAAATTATATAAGTCAAAAATCAATAGTGATTTAATGAGTATTGAGAATGTAGTAAATGTAGTAATAAACAAACCTCAAGAAGACATACTGCTTGATATGAGAAAAATAATAATGCCTGGGGAAATAACTCTGAATATTGTAAAGGAGAATAAACAATGAATTTCTTGGAGTATCTATGGTACCTTGCACATAAGCCATTGAGAGTAAAAGAAGAATCTAAAAGTGATGTATATAAGTTTTTTAAACCTTTTGCAAAAATATTAGATAAAGCAAAAGAAAAGATATTTTTAGTCAGAAGACAAGCCTTAATAGGCACTGCAAGTGGTAAGGCATTGGATAAGCATGGCGAAGGTAGAAAAATAAAAAGATTTCCAGATGAAGATGATGAAGCATTTAGAAGGAGAATATTAGCAAAGCCTAAAATAGCAAAATTGGCTGGAACATACAATGGAATAGTTGAAACAATTAAAAGTTTAGGATATGAAGATGTGGAAATAATTCCACTATATAAAGAAGACCCTGAAAGATGGGCTGAATTTGTAATCTACTTGAAAGATGAAGTTAAATATAAAGATATTGATGTAATACACAATGAAGTAATAAAAGTAAAGCAAGCAAGTTCAAAGCCTAATTATGGCTTAGATTTACCAAGTACAATTGCAATAAAAACAGCAACGGAAACTTTCTATAGTAAGTATCCTCTTTGTAATACTATTTTATGTGGGGAATATCCATATACATCAACAATTGGAAGTCAGGTGAAAGTCAGTTTAGGACAAGGTATAAGGCAAGATTCACAAGAATACAGTTATCCTCTTGTTGGAGACATAAGAGTATCTGAAGATAAATACAGTTACTACCGATATGCAGAACTAAAAGATGTACTAGCGGTAGCCAAAATCAAAAACGATGAAGGAGCACAAACTAAGGAATACGGTAGATGTGGGCAGATAATAGCAGGACAATATCCTACAAAGGAGATACTAGCAAGAACCATAGTAATTAAAGCTGGATATTCAGGGAACGAGTCTATTCAAGAGAAAAACTATAAACAAGTTTCTACGCTTAAGGCAGGAGAAAGGGTGGTGAATATACATGAATGAACCAATAAAGACAAAGTTGAAACTCGAGGAAGAATGGCTAAAGAAACAACTTAGAATAGGGATTAATTCAATAGCAAAAGCAAAATACAAAATAAATGGCCAAGAAAAGGAAATAGACATTTATAAAAAAGTTATGGCGGAAGACGAGGCGAGGATATACCTTTATTTTGATGATAGTATTGAAGGTGAAATATCAGATATTATTTTAGTTGATGGCGATGGTGAATTCGCAACAAAACCTACAAAAAGTTTTATAAAATCAAAGGCTAAAGGGCACCTAATAAGATATAGATGCAGATTAGAGGAAGTGATAGTTGAGGACATGTCTAAAGATGAACAGGAAGCCGTATAGATTTATATGCACATATAAAGAGTTAAGTTGCATAATACCTAATCTATTTTATGAAATACTTCCCGTCTGCAATGAATGTAATGGTATTAAAAATAGTCTTATTATCAAAGGAAGGATAATAGGAACTGGTGAAATTGGGGTCTTAGAGATAAAAGAGAACGAATTTAATTTTTATGGAGATTCAAACTTAATAAAAGAAATTAGGGGAAAGAGGTGTCTTGTATAGGAAGAACTGTTGATACAAGAAATAAAGAGCTCACTGTACTTGTGAAAGCAAAGGAATTAGTAGACTATACATTAAATATTACAGATAATACAAAATATTTTCCTAAAAAAGCTAGATTTAGTTTTGTAAATCGAATGCAGAATTTAAGCATAGATATATGTACAGAGATTTTAAAAACCAATGAAATACCAATTAAATACAGAAGAGAGAATCAGATCAATATATTAAGTAATATCAAAGTGCTATTATTATTAGTAGAGCTTAGTTTAAACAAAGGTTATATAAATGAACATCAATGCGAAATATGGACAAGAAAATGTTTAGATGTAAAATATTTAGTAGCAGCATGGATGAATAGAACTAGATAGTGAACTAGGGTATGGGCTATTCTCCGAACTCCGGCAACTCCTACGATTCCCGCAATGTCAATTCGTCGGGTGGATTGAGTAACAACAATGCGTACAATGGCAACAATGGGGTTCGTCCTGATTTGATGGAATACCGAGACTGAGTAGATATAATATCGAAAACAGTGGCCCATCCAACAAAGGAGCCTATATCCTGCCATAAAGGCGAAAACACGATTGCTGATGTAAGGGCTTCTTTAAAGACGTCTAAGCTATATACAGCAAGGAGGCTATATGAAGTACGAAGAAACATTTACATTTGAAAACTTATATAAATCTTATTTAAAGGCTAGAAAGGGAAAACGATGGAAAAATACAACTAAAAAATATGAGGCAAATGCATTGGAGTACACATATTTTTTATACTATCAGCTAAATACAAAAACATATACACTTGGAGAATATAATGAGTTTTATGTTTATGAACCTAAAAAAAGACTAATTAAAAGTCTACCTTTCAAGGATCGTGTGGTTCAGCATTGCCTTTGTGATTACTATTTAGAAGATGTTCTTGAACCACATTTCATATATGACAACTATGCTTCTAGAAAAAACAAGGGCACGCATAAAGGGCTGGAAAGGCTTGAAGAGTTCTTAAGAAGATTTTATAGAAAAAGCAATATTAATGGATATGTATTAAAGTGTGATATTGCTAAATATTTTAATTCAATAGATCACGATGTCCTTAAAAGGTTATTAAAGAAAAAAGTAGATGAGGATGAATTAATGGAATTAATTGAAACGATAGTAGATAGCACTCCAGGGACAAGAGGAATACCTATAGGAAATCAAACTTCCCAATTATTTGCTATATATTATATGAGTGAATTTGACCATTATGTAAAAGAAAAGCTTAAAATTAAGTACTATATTAGATATATGGACGATTTTATATTGATATATGAAGACAAAGAATATCTAAAATATTGCAAAAATAAAATTGAAGAATATTTAAATGAGGAACTTAAACTAGAACTTAATAAGAAAACACAAATTTTTCCTTTGAAAAATGGTATAGACTTCCTTGGGTTTCATACCTATATAACTTCAACAGGAAAGGTAGTAAGAAAAATAAGGAAAGACTCAAAGGAAAGAATGAAGAGAAAACTAAAAAAATTCAAGAAACTATATGATTGTGAACGAATTACAAAAGATAAGATAGATGCCTCATACAATAGTTGGAAGGGACATGCTAAACATGGCAATTCATATCATTTAATTAGAGATATGGATGAGAAATATAATAGTATTTTCAAGAAGGAGTGATAAACGAATGGCTAAATTACTAAGTTCTTTGCCTGTAGGTGCGAAGGTAAAAGACGTAGGTTCTAGGTATAACAATAAAGATATTATATTTACCATAGCAGCAAAAAAACATTCAGGGTACCCTACTAATAGTGTTACACTTATAACCGAAAGAATAATATCTCTTAAGTGTTTTGATGCTAAGGAAGCTAATAACCCGGATTCAAATAGAAAAAGCTATGGCAACAATAGGTACTTACATTCAAATATAAGACAATGGCTTAATTCTGATAAAGTATCATGGTATACTTCACAACACAGTTATGATGCTCCGCCAACAGATGCTAACGTCTGGAGTAACTATAATGAATATGATCAAGAAAAAGGACTTTTAGCGTATTTAACTGATAATTTTAAAAATGCTATTCTACCAACAACGCTAAAGGTGGTTAAAAATACCGTAACTGATGGTGGAGGATATGAAACAGTAACAGACAAGGTATTTTTACCATCAAAATTTGAGGTAGGTTTAGGAACAGAAAATGGAATAGAAGAAGGAGATATATTTCCGCTTTTCATTAATGATGAAAGCAGAAAAGCATACCCAACAGCTGAGGCGGTGGCTAACAGCGAATATACAAATAGTGGTTTAAGCTCAACACAACCTTGGTATTACTGGTTAAGGTCTCCGGACTCCGGCAGCTCCTACGTTTCCCGCGTTGTCATTTCGTCGGGTGGGTTGAGTTACTACAATGCGTACGATGGCAACTATGGGGTTCGTCCTGCTTTGAATCTGAAATCTGAAATCTTTGTATCTGATAGTATGGATTCTGACGGTTGTTATATTATTCAATGGAACAATTCGCCTACAATTTCTGGGTCAGACCAAAATCTTGGGGATAAAAATACAAGCTTTGAAATTAGGTATCAAATAGATGATGTTGACACATCTGACACACTGACAATTAAAGAAAAAATAGATGGTACAGAAATAAAGGCTATTAGTCCAGCACAGAGAAAAAAGGAGTATATAATCAACATTGATACTTACTCTCTTTCACTCGGAACACATATAGTAACTATTGAGGTTACAGACAATAAAGGTGGAATAGCAAAAAGAAGTTACACATTCAAACGTGTTAATGCAGCACCAACAATTTCTGGGTCAGACCAGAATATTGGAGATAAAAACCAAGGTTTTCAAATTATTTACAATGTTGATGATCCAGACAGTGATGCGTTGACAGTTACTGAAAAAATCAATGGAAGCATTATAAGAACGCTAAACAATGCACCAAGGAATGAAGAATTAACAATACTAATTACAAATGAACAACTATATTCATTACCCTTAAATTCTTCAAACACAATAACTATTGAAGCAAAAGACCCAAATGGTGGAGTGGCGTATAGAACTTTTACATTCAGAAGAACGAACACAGCACCCTCCATATCTGGAACAGATGATGAACTAGGAGTTATAATGGCACCATTTAGTAGAGAGTATGTAGTGACAGATGTAGAAAACGATACGGTTGTAGTGAAAGAATTGATAGACAATAAAGTGGTAAGAACCTACGTTCCTGAACTTGGAGCTACAAATAAGTTTGAAATGCCAATAGAAGAGTGGCATAAACTAACAAATGGTAATCATATTGTAAAAATTGAAGCTACAGATACAAATGGAGCTACGTCAGTAAGAATATTTCAGTTTGAAAGAAAAGAGGATAAAATAAAGTTTACATTAAAGAATCCATTTGAAACTGATATAAAAGCAACAAAAGTCCTGGTTACTCCATCATGGGTATTGCCAGAGGGAAGTATCCCCAAAATAGAAGCTTGTAATAATGCTTATGATGATGTGCCAACTTGGGAAGATATAACATCTCAAGTAACTCAAGGGAGACATTATAATTTTCTAAATGAAGCTAAATCAGCCGACAAATGGGGAATTAACATAAGGGTAACTGTAACTTTATAATAAAGGTGGTGGAAGTAATGGGAAAATATGAAATGACAGAATGGGTGGATCATGTCACTGATGTTGAAACTGGGGAAGTAATACAAGAAGGAACCCCAGTTAGTGCTAGACTATTAAACAAGATGGAAAGAGGTATATATGATGCAAATAATGAAACGGTTAAGAATACAAGTGATATAGTAAGTCTAGCGGTAGAGGTTGCTGTTCTTAAGAATGCTGCATTAAACAATTTCACAAACAATGTTTTCTTTGAAAACTTTGATACGGTCGATAGTGTAAACATTGAAAGAGGTATATACGATCCCGTAAACAAAAGGTTATATGCTAGTAAAGATGATAGAACAGCAACAATAAAAGGTTTCGGAGGTGCTTATGAATAATGAAAGTCATAAATAAAAAGCAATTATCAGAAATAAAAGAAGAGAAGAAGGAAAAATCAGAATTAGCACTTGCTGATATTTATGAAATATTAATAGAGATAGATGATAGGCTTACAGCAATAGAAGACAAAGTAAATGGAGGTGGAAAATAATGAAGGCTTGGAAAGTAAAGGCTTACGGTGTAGTAGTTAAGGCTGAAAAATGGGATTTAGAGCCCATAGAAGGTTCGATTAAAGAAGTAGTTCCGGAAGATTACAGGGTAGTGGTAGCTGAGTATATGTTGACAGGTGAAATTAAATTTTAA